GAAGTTCTGCTGTTTTCTTTTGTCCGTCAGCCTCAAGTTTTGCAATCTGCTCATCAATAGCAAGGTGAGCGTTTTCGCTTTTGTGTGTTGCCTTTAGGGCCTGAAGGCTTTGGGTTGCCGCAGCAATACCCGCCCTTGCGGTCGCAAGCTCCGCCGAGCGTTCATTACCAAACTTAGCCATCATGTTGGCGTAGAGGTTGTTCTTGTTTCGAAGCACATCCTTGCGAGTCCGAAGTTCTTCTTTCTGAAGGTCGATGTCTCTATTGATTGCGTCGTTGATAATCTTGTACGCGGTGTTTGGCCCAGCCCGCCCAGACATGCCCTGCCCAAGAGCGCTCATTGCAATGGCAATGGCTGAACCGACACGAGCACCTGTTGTCTTGAATGCTCTGTTGGGGTCAATCTCATGGCTTGTGACCATGCGCTCTGCATTTCGGATTTCCGCTTCAGCCCGAGCAGTGGCCTCGTCGTGGCGCTGCTTCATAAGCTCCATGCCGCGAACGCGCCGGTCGGCCCTGTCAGCCATCTCCTGTTCTCTGGCTGCAACTTCCCCTGCCTGGGCCTTGAGCGTTTCAGCGTGAGCTTCTAGTGCTTCTTTCTGCTTTCCTGTTGACTCTTTAATTGCCTTCTCTGTTTGCCGCAGCCTGTATATGACGCTGTCGACACCGGAGGTTAGGCCTGCCCCTGCGGTTGCTGCATCTCCCGCCTCTTTGGCAAATGGAGAATCGGCTACCTGGGGGGCTTCGCTTGTCTCGGTCTGCTCTGGCTCAACAGACATTAGCTGCTCTTGGTCTATTTCTCTTTCCATTGACTGCTGAAGACCCTCTTCCGTCTCCACGCTCATCCTGCCAATGCCGGACGGGACATGGCCTAAAGAGGCTAGCTCTCTAAACTCCGCAGCCCTCTCCGGGTATTGCTTTGCGTACGACATCGCCTGAGCCCTGAATGCCGGGCTTCCTGCCATTGCGGAAAGCTTTACAAGCGGGTCTTTGCTGGCCAATTGCTCGCGTCGGTCACTCGCCTCTTCCGCTGCTGCAAAAGCGGGCGCAAGGCTGGCCCTTCTTTTGCTGTATTCTTGCATCATCGCTTGCTTGTATGCATCCGCCATATCTCTCTCCTAAGCCATCCACCGGCCAATGCCTTGACCAAAAGCGCCCGCGCCCTTAGCTCCCGCCTCAGCGCCCGTTGGGCCGCCTATTATGCCGCCGGCAATCCCGCCAATAGCGCCAAATATGCCTTCAAGGACATTTGCAAACATAGAGCCCTCTGTCGCTTCTGCTTGTTGCTGAATTTGCGCCATGGCGAAAGCCTTGTCCTCTGCTCGCTGCTCGCCCGCTATTAGAAGCTGCTCTAGGCTAGCTCCAGCCTGCTGCCTCGCCAATTCTGCTGCCGCGCTAATTTGCGCCTCGCCTTCAGCCTCAGACCTTTGAGCCGCTCGCTCTCCTGTTCGAAGGCTTTGCGCCGCATCAAAACCAGTGCTCGACGCAGCCATCCCTCGCTGCGCTCCGGTTAAAATTTGGAGCGCTCGCTCTGCCCTTATTTGTCCTTCTGTTTTTCTTTTTCCTTCGGCGGTTTCTGCTAGTCGGGACGCATACTCAAAAAGTTTGTCGCCCTCCAGTCCCGCCCTTTCCCTTGCCGCTCCTCGCCCAAGCTCGGCCGCCCGTTCTTGCGTTTTTTGCCGGTATTGGTCGTCAGACATCCTGTAGTAATAGTCGTCAGGATCTCCACCCTTTGACCTAACAAGGGCTTCCCATTCCTGACGAACCTCTCCGCCCGCTTGCGAGATGTCTTCCTGTGTAGGGTCGGTGTCGAGGTATCCGTAAATTGATTCATCAGGCATAGTACGCCCCCGGTACAATTACTGGTTTAGATTTCTCTTTGAGCTTTTCAAGATCTTCTTCAGCTTCGGCCTTTACAGACATTGCCCGAAGAGCCTCAAGGTCTTCTGGGTTAAACTGCGACATGTCATCAACTTCCGGGTTAAGCGCAGCCTTTTCTACTCTTGCTTTGAATTGAGCTTCCTCTAAGGCGTCCTGGGAAACCAGGTAACCGCCAAGGGCGCCCGTTGCCTCTGCTGCGCCGCCAATCAAGCCAAGCAGCTTTTGCTTTTCTTCAAGCTCTTTCTGTGTCTCTAATCGAGACTTGCTAACATCGCGCTGCGCTTGTCTTCCCGCTGCCGACTCAAGGGCTCGCCCTGTTTGGGCTTCTCTTGCCATCTCGCGCTGAATTTCACCCATCGCAATTTGCTGCATAATCTGAGACGCCGCTTGCCCGGAAATGGCGTCCCTAACCATTTGCCCGCGCTCTTCTGCTGCTGCTTGCTGCCGAAGCATCTGAGATAGAAATGCACTTTCACCCGCCATTAGAATGTCCTCGCTTGAGATGTCTTAAAGTTTGTGCCCTCTGGCCGTACGCCAACCTCAAAGGCTAGTCCATTCAAGTACGCGCACTCCGTAGAGCCCGTGAGAACAAGCTTGATTCTTAGCGCTCTGTTCTTTTGGCTAGGCATATGAGTGCGGTACAGGAAGATATCGCTGGGGGCGCCGCTTACATTTATCGTTGGGGATGCCGTGTCGCTTGCCTTGTAGTCTACGTAAATCTGCGCCTCTGCCTCATGCGCTCCCTTGTACTCTCCCAAGTACATGAATCGGTAGATTCTGTCTTTGCGAAGAATGCCTGTCGGGGAGATAAACCCCGTGTCGACCACCATGTCATAGTTGGCGCTGTTGTCCTGAAAAACTGTTGTGGACTGCGCCCACTGCTTGCCGTCTGCGGTAAGCCTCTGGAAGGTTGTCCCGTCATAGACTTCGCCTACCTGCCAAGCGGATGATGTGTATGCGACTGTGTACCTGCTCCACTGGCCAAAGTAGTAGTTGTAAACAAGGTATTCATCAGAGCCAGATGCCGTCCCTTTGTTGGACAGCATAATTCGAACTTCGTTTGTCTCATCGTGCCTTAGCATGTTGATGGCTAGCTTAGACGTTTTATCTTCTACTTGGGCGCCAAGGTACTTTACGCTCATGTCTCGACCAACAACGTAGATGCCTCGATCTGACTGAATGAACGCCCCAATAGGCGAGTCCGTATGGGCCGCGCCTGCCTTCGCCCCTTGGCCAGAAGCAAACAGCCTTGGTGGGCGGTAAGGCCCAAAGCCTAGTCGGTCAGGCCCTCTGCCTGAAACAAAGAACCCATTGTCTTCGGTGAAGATGACCAGGTGGTCCAGGTTACTTTCAATTGCTGTTAAGGCGGACGGGTCACCAGGGAAGTTAATCTGAAACTCACTATAGGACGCCGGAAAGCGAACGGCAGAACCATCGGTCAACGGCACGGACATATACACGTTGTCGTCGATGCCTGCTGCAAATATCTTTCCTTGATGCTTAACAAGGTCAGTGCATGAACCAAAGCACCCAGACTCTACTTCGCCGTCTGTTGTGTACATTGGCTCCGCATTGATGACGTTTGCATAATCGGGGGGCATGTCGATAAGGGCGATTTCGTCACCAGCTCCAACACCATTAAGTATCGGAATTGATCCTATCTCGTAGAACTGAGCACCATCATCGTCTGTTCGATAGATGATAATGTTTACGCCCTTGCCTGTTGGCGCGGCTGTTGATCCCCCAATGGAGTAAGACTCGCTAATGGCGCCTTTTCGCGTTAAGGCCTGGGGAAGAGGGCGGACGTAAACAGTTACCCTGTTTGTGTTGTAGACGGTATCTATATCTATCTCGGCGTTACCCCCTCCACCGGTTAAAGTTACCCTGTTTGTTGCCGCGTACCCATGACCTCTTACATCCAGGCTACTGCTTGAAAGGCTTACAGCGGTTATTCCCCCGCTTCCATCAACGCTTGAGGCTGTAACGAGGAGCCCTTGCCCTGCTCCGCCAGATGCAGGATAAGCCACTCCTGCCGTATAGCCGCTTCCCCCGTCATGGACAGAAATGGTTTTAGGAATTCCGCTAGTAATTGTTGTTTCGTTAAACGGCGCAGGGGCAGACCGGTAAACGTTTCCGTTTGAGTCACCCCACTCATAAATGGCTGAATACTTGAGAACCTTTCCGTCAGGAAAGCCGCGAACTGTCCCGCCCGCAACGTAGGTTGACGCTGACGCGCCCGTTTGCACCAGTTGGGAAATGCTTGGCGATACGACAAAGTCGTTCTCGAAAATGCGATCTCCATCATAGGCGTGAGCGACTCCGCCAGTCAAAAGGAGCGACCCATCAGCATCCGCACTCGCAATTGTTCTGCTTGGCGCAAAGTCGCAAGTAACCATGCTTATTCCAAACACATTGTCCGGGTCATAGTTGTGGTGTGTCGATGCGGTGTCTCTGGATGTGTTTATGTATCCGGCAAATCGAGAAGCGCCGAATCGATATTTGCCCGCAGACGCATCCTTGGAAACTCGCTGAATGCCCGTCCATAATCTTCTGTTTGTTTGAGGGCTTGTTCCTTCAACAAAGGCATATTGGGCTGGGTCCAACGTTACGTACTCGGAGGTTATGCATGTTGCGCATTGTCCCATTTTGGTTGCGCCAATTAATTCTCCGTTGTGGTTTAGCACTGCAAGGGTGTTTGATAGCCCCCTTCTTAATCGAGAGCTGCCCGAAGTGTCTTCGGCTAAAAGGTTGTCATTTACCACGGACATGCCGAAATAGAGGCTTGATCCAACCCTAAATGCATCAGACGTTATGGTTGAGCAGTAGCTCAAAGTGTCTTTATGGACATTTATTGATGATGTCGAAATTGACGCCACAACCCTTGTATCAAGGGCTATCTTATATATCCTCGACCAGTGCTTCGGCGTCTTTGCCGTGCTTCCCGGTTCAGCTTTTTTTACGACCGTAACCGGGACATAAATATCGGTCGAGCCCGACGCGGCAGTACCTGCAGTTCCTGCAAGCAGGTACATGTCTGCATTTGCCGTAGGAAACGCATCTGTTGCAAAATCCAGGTAACTTATCTGGCTAGATAAATTATCACTCAGTAGGGTGATGTATATTTTGCTTGAACCGCCATGTGAAACCGTGCACCCAAAAACAATTGCCGCAGTGGTTGCGCTTGCGCTGTCGTCTAAGGTTTTTACAAATATCTCACTAGGAAGAACAGTGTCTGTCCCTTTGACATAAGTAGAGAAAGAAGCCGTCGCTGAAACAGTGGCAACGGTTGTCCCCCTAAGCGTAGTGCCATCAACCTCAAGGTACTGAACCTTAAACGCCGACCCAGTGTAGTAAGCAAGCACTCCCCCATTGGCTAAAGACTGCGTCCCTGCCGCATCGACAGCAAAAATGGGGTATGTTGCATCTAGCGCAATGTCTACGCCTGACCCCCCGCTGTTGTCCTGAAGCGTTGCTTCCGCCGTCTCACCCTGCGCCACTGTTGTCGATGTTGAGCAATCAATGCTTCGGTACTTTATCTTGTTGTTTACCGTGTCCTGGTAAAGAAGAAATATACGGTTACTCACCGTAAGGCATTGCGGCCTTGGTACCTCATACAGGCAGTTGGCAGCGGAAGCTGCGACGGTAATGGCGTAAGATGCGAGCAACTTGTTCGATTGGATCAAGACGCCCGTTTCTATATCCTCGGCATCGTACCTTACCTGATACTGCGCCAGGGTTGGGTAGAACTGGTACTCCGCCCAGGTGTAAACCCTGATGCCGTTTGCCTCTGTTATCTGGGCATTTCCCTGCCGCCTATCGGTTACTCGGCGCTTAAACTTGTTTTGAACCGTCATGGGGACAAAGGTCCCCTTGTCCACCAACACGTCTGTGGTTGGCGGGGCGGTTATCTTTGAGTAGACCTTGCTGCCATCAAAGATGAGCGTCTCATCCTTGTACTGAACAATGGCCTCTCCTGTGGAGATAGAGCCCGAGCCGCCAACCGAACCGCCTGACCCGGCAGTTACGTATGCCTGCGTGCTGCTTGTCAGAACAAACCCGCCGCGCTTCCTGACCTGGCCAGTCTTTTCGAAACGCACGTTGTCTGCGGCCTGCAATGAATCAATACCAAGGGATGGGGCCGATGGTTTTTCGTCCATGCCTTTAGCGAGCGGAAACGAGAGTGTTTTCTTCTCTAACGGCATCAAAACACCCACAGGCTAATGGTTGAGTCTGCCGCAGACTGAACCGGAAGGTACTTGTCCGGGCTGTTGTTCTCGCCCTCTTTGACAATAACGACATTCGCGGCTGTCGAAGAGACGACCACATAGCCTTTATACCTTCGGCCAAGGCCATGGTAGACCTGGTAAGTCTTGTTCGCCACTAGGTCAATGTTGGCAATAAGCCGCCCATCAATAATCCCGCCAAGCTGCACACCACGCGCAAAGTCCTCAATCTTGTCTTGGACTCGATTAAGCTCGTAGTTGTCGCTTCTGTATTTCTCGTACTCAACCATCAGAAGCCCCGATAGTTGACGTAGTCTTCGAGATAGACGCCAGTGTTAACGTCGCTAATCTTGTAGGATTCCCCGGCATCCCTGTTGCCCGCTGCGGCCTCAAGCCGCTTCCGAAGCTGCTCTTTGTAGACCATGTGGGGCTGAACATCAGACTCTTCTTTGAGCAGGCATTTAATGGCCGCATCGACCACCACGTATTCCTCGTAGCCATTGGCTACGGCAGGGGCCACGCTGACAATGGTGGCGCTCGTAGAGCCTGCATCAAACCTTTGAGCTTCCGGCACGTAGTAGAGCTTCGCCGTTCCTGATGTTGTCGGGTTGGGAATGAACTTAATCTTGTTCCCCTGGATGGTGTAGCGCGTATCTGCGATTCTCGCAGCCACCGCCCCAGGCGAGTTGTACATGTTGCGGTCCTGAAAGCTGTAGCGCTTCAGGCGATACGTCAGTCCACCGGACACCAAATCAACCCCCAGGGCCTTGTAGAAGTCCGTGGGCAGTGTTCCTGGGTTGTCGGCAGGAAGCGTGTAATCGCCAGACTTGGGCGACTCCGAGCTATCTTTGACGTAGTAGTCTTCGTATTTGGTCACGAGTAAATCGTGAATCTCCGCCATGGCGACGTTGATATAGTCAACAATCTCTGAGTCTGAGACGAAGGCGGACCCCACCATATCGGCCCGTTGTCTTACACGGGTGATGAGCTGGGCGAGGGTGGTAGTGTTATTCGGCATCCAGCCCTCCGATAAAGGACCGGGGGCTTTCGCCCCCGTCCAATTAATTCATACTGATGTCGTGAAGGTCCTGTAGCGCTTGCGCCACCATCTCTCCGTCGCCATCCGCGATGGCCTTGAGGAAAGCATCACCTGCCTCCTTCTTGGCCATTTTCGCGTAGCCTTCACCCTCGTCTTTGCCTTCGGATGACTCCTTGGCTTTGTCGAGGATCATGACCGCCAGGTTTCCTGGGTCGGGCATTTTAGGCTCCTTAAGTTACGCTGCTGTTCTTAAGCACCAGCATAAAGGTCATTTGGTCAGTGTCGCTGGGGGCCAATGCCGAACCCGCGTCATTAATCAAGTGAATCTCCACTGTCTTGGCTGAAGCAACATCATGAGCCTCAACCTGTGCAAACAGAGTATCGCTACCCGCAATTTGCACATAAGTCGCCGAGCAATGAAGGAGGTCTGTGTACTTGTCAGTTAGAGTGACAATGTACTCTCCCGCGTTGCTGCCATCGCGGGCAACGGTAAACCCGCTACCTGCGTTGGTCGTTACGGTAGCGCCAGAACCGCTAAACGTAACACGGCCCGCAATAATTTTTAGCTCGCGCTCTAGCGCTTGCACATTCTTAAAATCACGATTCGCCATAACTCAATCTCCTTCCTGAGCCTGAATTATGCCAATGCTACGCGACAGTTGTATCCAGGCGCATTGCAAGCGACGTTGCCGTAGTAACCCAGGCGTACCTCGTAAGCGTCTGCCGCACTTTCGCGAAGCATGCGATTATTATCAAGGTCCAAGAACATTGGCGCCTCACCAAGAGTGTTCAGGCTCCAAGTGTCGAGCTGGAGCATCCAGGCGACATCGGGCTGACAGTTTTGGTCAGGAACAACTTTGATGGTTCCTCGTGGGCCGCGAAGTGAGATGGCCGCAAAGCCAATGTCTACGTCACGGGCCTTGGCTTCGTCGTAAACGACCTTAGAGCCGAGAGCCTTCTCAAGGTTTGAGAAAGTAGCAAAGTCCACCAGGCAAACATCAGGGCTTCCGCCCTCACGTGCCACGCGAGCTGCGCCACCGATAAGCGCTTCCTCGATTGGAAGAGCCGAGCCATCGAAGCGATTACCCCCGAGACGGGTAACGTCTGCGGTTCGGTCAACACCAAAAAACGCCGTAGCGCCTGGAGCTGCCGATGGGCACCAGCCATCAAGCCCGGTAATCATTGCTCCTCGGTCACCCTGCACAAAGATAAATTCATCCGCTGCAATGGTACCCGATGAATCATAAGCCTCGCCCGTAAAGGTTAGAGTGCCCGCATCACGGTCAACGGCGTCAACAGTGAAGTTACCGTTTGAGCCATCACGAGTACGCTGAGATCCTCCAGTTAACGCGCTAAAAATGTTAAGGACCATACCAACCTCAAAGTTAGTAATGTCTTCCGCATTCTTTAGAGTGACAACCATGTCCGACGCAACGCTGGGCTCAACGCTGACTTGGCCACGAGCACCGTTTCCGTCGCGATACATTGCAATAGCAAGAGAGCGAGTAAGCGAATTTAGAGCACCGTCAATTTCCATCGTGGCATAGCGCAAGAAAGCATCACTGTCTCTCTCAGTAGCCTTGATGGACTCGCCGGTAATCGAGGCGAAGGAATAGTCTTTTGCCCGTGTTAGAACAAATTGCTTCAACGCAGAGGTCGAAGTGTTTGCCTGACCCGTTGCAAACGTCGCACTGCGTCGTTGCGGGTTTGAATAGAGCAAAGGAATCGGCATATTCTCGCCACCGAACTTGGTGTATTTCGGCATCATAGCGAGAAGCGGATTGTCTTTGTAAACCATGTTCTGGACGCGAAGGGGCTTGTAGTGCTCCTTTAGCGCCTCGGTAACGGTTCCTACGTCGAGTGGACTAGCCATTTTTTAACTCCAGAATGTGTGCGGGATTACTCCCAGCGAATTAATTGAGCGACCCGCTCTAGAGACTTTTCTTTACTCTCTAGGACGCCGCTAGACGGTTCTGTTTTCTTAGCAGTGTTTTCATTGCTAAGTGTTTTTGGCCGTGATGATTTCGCTGGTTCGGCTTCTGAAGTCGCTTTTTGTTCAGGCTCTTTTTGGCTAGTGGCCCGCCACTTGTCTTGCAGCTTTTTGCTGCCTAGATATCGCTCGGCTTCGGATTCAAAATGGCCTTCGACCATTTTTGCAGCCTCGGAATACTCCATAATCTCTTTTGTGCGGATGTAGTGCTGTTGCATCACTTCCGCCACGAGACCGTAAGCATCATTCGACTGAATGAATTCGTAGTCACCACCATCGTCAACGAATTGTCTCACGTTGTCAATTAATTTGTTCCGAGCAGCTTGCGCCTGGGCCTGCTCGCGCTGCTTGTGCTCTTCGTTGTAAGCGCCTTCGAGCTTATCGAGCCGAGCCCGCAAAGTCTCGTTCTCAAGCCTTAATTGCTGGTCTGCCGTAGGCTCGCCCTCATTAATGACTTGCTGCGTCAAGGCATCATAATCGATGCCCAACTTTTTCATCGCTTCATAGGGATTCTTGCTCGCCAGCTCTTGAATGCCGGAGTACTCATTCTTGTACCCGTCGACTTCGTTGAACCGCGCCTCCATCTCTTTCATGCGAGATTCGCGCTGACGAAGCTCGCGCTCACGTCGCGCAATGGCGCTAAACTGCCGGGAGAAGTCGGGCTTCTCTTCGACCGCCGGCTGTTCCTCGGTAGCTTCCGCCACCGCCTCTTCAACGGCCTCTTCAACGACTTCAGCCGGTGGTGCTTCTTGCTGCTCTTCCATTCAAATCTCCTATGTCGGCATTGGAGCGGCTATCTGCTCCTGGGCCATTTCTTGTTCTGCCATAGCGCCGGGGCGAGCACCCTGCTGCGCCACATCCTGCTCCATGGGTTGTCCTGGCATCGGGGCCATTGCCTGCTGCTGCATGGAAGCGAGCATGGCCACCGCGTCTTGGAGAAACCGCCGCAGAAGGTCGAGGCGCTTCTCCGGCACATCGTCTATCTTGGCCTTTAGGTAGGCCGACTGAACCATCTGCACACCCATCGCCAGGTTCATGAATGGCTCTGGCGGGTTGTACCGACCCTTGCTAATGGCCTCATCGATGATTTTGTTGAACAATTCCTGAGATGCAGTTGCCAGCTGGTTAACGGCCTCCAGATCGGGGTAATCCAGCAGTGCGCGAGACTCTTGCTGGGTCAGCATGCCTGCTTGAAGCATCTCGATGACCTTCTGGAGCTTCGCAGCCGGTGTAGTCGGCAGTAGTGATGTTGGGTACACCTTCATCACGTATTCCGTCTTCTCTAGGTCAATTTCTTTCCAGTTAATCTTCTCAATGCTCTCGTCACCATGACTCAGCACGTCATAGGCGTCTCCGCGCTCTGCAATGACCCGTGCAAGGTCAATCATGTGCTCCGCAACGTCCAAAAAGAGGTTTTCATACTCTTTAGCGACCATAATGAAGCGCTCAGTCTCAATATCTTGGAATTCACGAAGCGCAACGCCCGATTCGAGCCCCGCAGGCTTCTTAGATTGCGCTGCGAGCACGCTTACGCCCGCAATTTCGTATGCACGGCTAAATAGGCGGTCTAAATGACTGAATATCTCCCCAGAAACCGTTTTTGGGACGTAAAAAGTCGGTGGTGTGCCCGCATACTCGATTATTCCCCAAATCTCATTATTTATGTGTGCCTTGGAGATTTTAGAGCCCGCTTCGACAAAAACCTTCGGTGTGGCGAGGTGCATCTGCTCTTGGATGTTCCGAAGGAGCTTATTTATCTCCACCTGGATTCCAGTGAGCTGCTCAGCCAATCCCTGACCCCAAAACCCGAGCAACCGTTCGGTCCAACGAATAAAGCAGAAGGGAAAGGTGTCGCGCTCCCACTCTTCATCCAAAAGGGTGTGGTTATCGATGACAATTACATGTCGTCCATCGTTCGAACCCTTCGATGACGGTAGGTGCCATGCCTCGATGCAAAGAACTTGCTCGCTAGCATAATAATGCTCAGTATCACGGTCTTC